TTACTTCTCATAATAAAAAGAAGCATCTTCCGGAATATGAAGAAGCTCATTAATTGCATGCCGTTTTTCTAGATCAAGCATGTAAGTCTGTACGACTTTATAGAGATCAAATCCCCCTACAGATCCAGCAGCCATGTGCAAGTTTTCCACCACCTGTTTCATTTCTTTTTGAATATCTGATTGCCTTAGCAAGTGATACTCATTACTGTGAATAACCTTTTTTTCTTCCATAATACTACTTATTTAGTTGTTGTTTTAAAAGTGCAATCATTTCATCTTTATCTTTTATACGCTCTTCCTTCTCCTTAATGAGTAATCTGAGCTTCTCAAGTTCATTTTTACATTCACTTAGAGTAATATCTCCAGAAACCTTATTCCCATTTCCATTTACATGATGACCGATTGAGTTATCTACATTTATGTCTCTATCGAAAAAGTAATCAATGGGTAATTTGAAAAAATCTGCTATTCGTTCAAGTTTACTTGAACCAAGATCTGCTCCTTTCAAAATATTGTCCAATCCTTGTACAGATATGGATACTTTTTCACAAAAAGACTTCTTTGTCAATTTGTTATCAATAATAAGCTGTTCTATTTTACTTGGTATAAACATTCAAGTATTATTTGTAAACATTGTTAAACATATATAATCATGTGACAAATATCACATAAAACTTTGTATAATATCAAAGTTTAGTTTACGTTTGCATTATAAATATAACACTAAAATATGTTTTACGTATGGAAAATGCAGAAAAGATTGAAAAAATGACATTTAAAGACTATTACCAGTCCTTGGATGAAGAAAGGAAGAAAGCTGTTAGAGATCAGTTCTTAGTAGCAAGCGGTATCTCATATCCAACTTTCTATTCAAAACTAACACGGGAAAACTATTCTCTTTTGGAAAGAAGAGCTTTAGAAACAATATGTCAAACAACTTTTAAATGGTAAAATCATGAGCACAAAAGAAATTTCAAAAGGATCTGTGGAGAAAGCCTTGGCTTTCATTGAATCCGTAAAAGGACATTTGATTGAAATCAATAATAACCCAGAGTTATTACGTCGCTTGAACGAGAGTTCTGGCTTTTCCTATTACGATAATACAGGAGAAAAAACTTCAACGGCGGAATATGTTTTAATGCTCAGTCTAAAAGACGGTAGGCTCATAAGTATTAGGGAATTTAACGATATGTGAAAATAAAAGACATGAATCGCTTTCAAGAAATAGAGTTCTATAACACCCCGGATTGCGAGGTTATGATCAAGCCAAAGGGAGACCCTGTTAGGGTTTTGGCCGAAACAGGAAAGGAGAACAGGGTATTTATCTCTGCTTTTATCTCCCATCTGGTGACTTTTTATACCAAAGCATGGGAAGCGTTGAGCCTGTTATATTCAAGAAAAGAACCGAATCGACTCAATTATGAGTATTGGATCGTTTCTCGTTTTATCCGGTGTAATTTCGGCGAATATGACGCAAACAACCCGGATATAGATGTGTGGGGACGATTCCATTTTGAGGAAGTAAAATGTCCGATACGAAATGAATGCCCATTTGCCGGGATTGTTTGCAAGCCCGAATTTAACACGACCTTGTCGTTCCGGGAAACAAACGTGCTCCGTTTGGTGATCGAAAGATATAAGGTGGATGATATCGCACAGTTGCTCCATATCAGCCCGCATACCGTAGCGAATCATATCCGGAATATACACGAAAAAACTTCTACACGGACAATCGCAGATCTGGTAGACTATTGGCATACACATAACTTAAAATAAATCAAATCAATACCATGGCAACATTAGAAGAACAAAAGGAGTACATTCGTACCAATTACAAAAAACTGACCGGTCAATTTATGGCCAAGATGTTAGGCATACGCCCGGAGAAAGTGTATGCTCTGGTAAAAGAATTAGGATTAAAAAAACAACTTCCTCCTCCCGTAATTAAACCGAAGGCTGATATGGGAAAGAATCCAACCTCTATCGTACCAAACGGTAACGATGAAGGAAAGATTCCTCTCCGGATAGATTGTCGAACGGTTATTCTCATCCCCTACACCGCTGATCCTGAGAAGTGTCGTAAAGATTTTCTTCAAAAGATTAATCGTAAACATTCAAGTCAGATAGACTCTCTGTAATAACCTAAAAAATATACTGAATATGATAACATTGGAACAAGCAAAAGAAAAATTAGAGGATCTCAAGAGTGAAATTCGATGCCGTTTAAAATGTGAGCCAGAGGATCTTGAGATTGTACAACATGAATCTGGGTGTATATCTATATATTGGGTTACTAAATATATTGGACTCGACTATATGAATATTCCTTCAGAGTGGATAGTAGTAACTATAGATTGGCAAGAAAAAAGGGCATCAATGTTTGCTGATCCATCAGATTTCATGGTATACACTACATAACTAAAGAAATATGAAACGACTGAATAAAAAGACCTACAAGGCAATCAAGCAAGCAAAGGCAGTGATTACCATCACGCAACATGGGGATGTGGTTAAATTGAATGTGGATTTTTTACCTCCCGCAAAAAACAAATCTCCCAAGCTATTCCAATATCTGGCCATCAAGATGTGTAATCATGCCATGGAAATTTTAGGAGGAAAGAAAAAAGATGAATGACAAGAACTATTTAGCGATGGCTGTAGCCACCGCCAAAAGAAAAAAGTTGGCGCATACTACTCCGCAGGAGTACGCTTTACCGATTTGGATGATGTTCATAGCGGCAGATATCCTAGAGAACTCCGCTATGGAAATCCAAGGGCTATTAATGCAGGACGAGCAATTTATCCAATCCGATAAGATGCACATAAAAGCCATAATCAATCATGCCGGCAAATTCGTTCGTGATGTTGATCGGACATGTGAATACCAGTTCGCTTGCAAATTTGCGGACTATACAGAAGAATGTTCCACTTTACTTCGCAGCTACATGCAAAATAAGTTAGCCAAGATGGACAACATATGGGCACAGAGGAAGGAGGAATGATCATGTATATCGAAACGGATTCAAACGGCAAGATCATCATTCAGGATATCTCACAGGAAGAAGCTGTCATCCTAGATGATTGCTTATGTACTTACTTGGCGACGAAGCCTATCGATCAAAGATCAAGTGTCGATAGGATCGTAATGGACATGAAAAGACAATTAGAAAAGAATATACAATGAAAGCTAGAATCATATACGAAGTAGAATGCCCTCCCGTTAATTGCGACCGGGAGGATTTTTTGAAATGGTTGGAACTAAACCTATATGTTCCGGGAGCGTGCGTCACCTCCGATAATCCTCTTTTTGGAGAACCATTGGATTTTGACACCGCAGATTTTGACAATATTGAGGTAATCGATGGATAGTTACGCCCGGTATCGAATGACAGATTGGAACTGGATCGCCATCTATAAAGAGAAAATGGGAGTAGATCTATTCCGGGAATATGTGAACGGCGTATATAATGAACTTCTAAATATGAAAGTAGATCGTTCATTCTCTCTCGAGGCTACGGTTAAGGAGGAAAACAAAGAACTCTTTATAAAGATAGTCTGTATGTTCATTCAAGAAGGAAACTATGACTATGATTTTAGTCAAGATTATAAATTCATAAGACGACATGAAAAGACAACGCTGGTCAGAAAGCCAAGAAAAAATATTGAAGGAGAATCTGGGGAAGATAACTCTCAAGGAAATAGGGAAGATTCTAGGAAAGACCGAGTTAGCCGTTAAACTATATATCCATAGGAACCATATCGTTTACCGTCCTTCCGTAAAACGGAACCTTGTGCTAGAATTGTTCCGGATTAAATTAATCAATCCGGAATATTTCAATGTAACAACAGCTTTCTTGCATGCGGTAAATATCAACCAAGTACGGTTTTGGAAATTATACCGGGGGGAGGAAAGCCCCACAGATCAAGAGTATTTACGTCTAGCCACAACTCTAGGCGTATCCTTACAAGAGGCCTTCGAAGCCCGACAACTATATTTATTTAACGACAATAAAGAAGATGAAATATGATACCTCAAGACGTGATCGATAATATCATCAACACGGCCAATATAGTAGACGTGATAGGTGATTATGTTAAGCTAAAAAAAGCTGGAGTAAATTACAAGGGAGTTTGCCCATTCCATGGGGACAAGGACGCAAGCCTAGTCGTATCCCCCGCTAAGAATATCTGGAAATGTTTTGGATGTGGTAAAGGCGGGAACGTGATAACCTTCGTAAAAGAGCACGAAGGGATGTCTTTCTTCGAGGCGGTAAAGCTAGTCGCCTCGAAATACAACATAACAGTACCCGAACGGGAACTAACCGACGATGAACGGAAGATAGCGAAAGAGCGGGAGGCCCTACAAATCTGCCTCACATTCGCCCAAGAAACGTTTACGGCTTTCCTCAAGAAGAAAGAGGCCGCTGAATATCTGGAAACACGAGGAATCACCCCGAATATCCTGTCTAAATATGGAGCGGGGTACTCTTCATCCATGTTTACCGCATTAACCGAGTTAGGCTCTCAAAAAGGTTATGACATGGCGACTATGGAGAAGACCGGTTTGATTATCAGAAAAGAGAACGGAAATATCTTCGATCGATTTGTAAATAGGATCACATTCCCGTTTTATTCCTTATCAGGACTAGTGATCGGTTTCACGGGCCGTTCCTTGGATAAGGATACCCAATGTAAATATCTAAACTCTCCGGAGACTCCCCTTTTTCATAAGGGAAAGACGTTATTCGGTATATACCAAGCTCGCCAAGAGATATCGAAATCCGATAAATGCTATTTGGTGGAAGGTCAATTTGATGTACTCTCTTTCGTTCAATCCGGTTATCCCAATACGGTCTGCGGTAGCGGTACCGCCCTTACACTAGATCAAGTCCGGATCATCAAGAAATTTACCCGAAACGTCACCGCTGTTTATGATGGAGACGCAGCCGGCATGAAAGCCTCCGTCCGGAACATGGATATCATGCTGGCCGAGGGCATGAACGTCCGTGCCGTTCTTCTTCCGGAAGGAGAAGATCCGGACAGTTTCGCCCGCAAGATGGGGACTGAGAAACTAGCCAAATTCTTGAAAAAGCAGGAGACCGACTTCATCTCCTTTATTTATAAAGCATTCGAAAGCGAGATGGATGATCCGATCCGGAAAACAGAGGTTCTCCGGATTATCGCCCAAAGTATCTCCGTCGTACCGGATAAATTACAAAGGCAAGCGTATATCGTATCCCTCGCCGAACGATTTAACGCAGATGGGGAATTGATAACAAATCTAGTTGCCGAGCTACAAGCCGTAGGTAAGAAAAGCGTGCCAGCCCAACCTACCCAACCGGGATTGACCGGCGTGGAAGAAGCGGAGGAACTTGTAAAAACCGGGAACAAACAAGTCACCCTTACTTGGTCTGTCAATCGTTTCTCCGAGGGATGGGGAGTTTGTCCGGTCATCCTTATAACAGGCATCCCGGGTGTGTCCGAGATCCAAGAGCTTCGCCGGCTATCTCCCATCATCCGTTGCAGGGATAAATTCGAGGTAAAAGAAAACATGATCGAACCGGAAGAGCTCTCATTTCTACGTTCCTTGACAAGAACCGGCTTCACGGTCTCCATGAGCAAATATAAAAGAGAGCGGGAAAGTTATGTAGACGAGAAAGGTGAAGAACGTTATAAACTCGTAGACACAGAGAAAGAGATTGGATTCAATGAATACTATATCGGATTATACAGTACATTCCGGGAATCTCCCGAGAATATAAAGAAAATAGCCTTAGAAAGATGCTCTGAAGTGATATCCTACGCGGATGCTACCACCCGGGCTTTCCAAACTACAGATTATGCCCGGATGTTAGGGGTCACCAAAACAGCTCTTGAGCACGTTCTAAAACCTTATCTTGAAATTCGAAAATCTGAGGTTAAGTTTAATAACGACGCATTGCAAATAGATGGTACCGCTCTAATCTTCGATCCCAATCGTTTGCCTGATTACGTTGAAAAAGATCCGGAAATAAATCGAATGTGGAAAGCTTATAAATATTTTCCCTTGATAGATTCCTCAGGAAGGAAGGTAGCATATATGTTCTCTAATGGGAAAAATTCATATATAAGAGTAGGAAACTTTTATATGGAACCGCTTATCCACATCTATGATAAAGAAAGCCAGTTCAATAAACGAGTTGTCCAAATAACCTCTCCTTGCTATAATTATCCTATTTACATGGAATGGATTAGTGGAGATATGATCACCCTTCAAACTTTTAAAAAAAGAATATGGGAAGAAGGCTCATTTTTCTTTAGTAACGGAACCCAAAACCATTTAGATTCTATATATGAAAGTATAGCCGCTAGATTTAAAACATGCTTTGAACTCCGTATGTTTGGTTGGTATGATGAAGGATTTTTTGCTTTCAGTAATGCGATCGTACATGAGATAGATGGCAAACAAGAGCTTCAATATATTACTGATCTAGGATTAGTCGAACATAACAAAAAATATTACTATATCCCGGCTTTCTCTAAAATTTACGCATCCGAGCGCCGGGATAGCGATCGCTACTATCTGGATCGCTTTATCAAGTACCGGGAACCCAAAGCGGGATGTTCTATCAATTTCCAAAAGTGGGCCTCACTGATGAACGAGGTATACAAGCTAAACAATAACGGCATGTGGGCGATCATATATTCGATCATGAGTGCCTTCCGTAGCGATATATACAATGTTAGGAGAACCTTTACGGCTTTATTCTTTATCGGTCCGACGGGTTCCGGAAAATCGCAGGTAGGCTACTCCATCCGTTCCTTATCAATACCGCCAGACGCACCCGCATTCAACCTAAACTCCGGAACCCCCGCCGCTTTGTTCTCTTTGCTGGAAAGATATCGAAATATTCCGATCATGCTGGAGGAATATAATGATACTCAAATAAAACCTGAGATCTTCCAAGCCTTGAAAGCCGCCGTATATGACGGCGAAGGCAAGCAGAAACGCAAGGATGCGGTAAGTAAGGAGATCGATAGTAGCCAAGTGAATGCCCCTCTCGTTATCATGGGACAGGAAAGCCCCCAGCAGGATGATAATTCCCTCGCAAATCGATGTATCATTTGCGAGGTTCCGAAACGGGATGATCGATCGGACTTGGAAGAAGAAATCTTCAATGAGTTGAAAGGATACGAGGAATCCGGACTGCATAGCGTCCTCCTTGAGATATTGGCGTGCAGAAATAGCATCTTGCAACATTATAAGAAAGTATACGACGAGGTCTTTAAATCCTTGAAAGACGAAGTACGGGTATCCGTTAAAAACACGGATGGTCTCTCTCGTATACTCGAAACAGTATCTATGTTCGTTTCCGTTTGTCGTATAGTGGAAGAACATACCTCCTTGCAACTACCTTTTACCGCAGAACAGTTCTTCGAAATCGCAATAGCGAAAGTGATCAAACAAGTAGAATCGATTAGTTCCTCAAATAAGATGTTCAACTTCTTCAGTATACTCAACTTCTTGATCGATACAGGAAGCCTAGTTCAAGGTAGAGACTATAAGATCGAGGTACCGGGAAAGGTAACAATTAAGAAACAAGGCCGGGATACGGAAATAAAAACCCTAGAGCCCATAGATACCCGTGTTTTATATCTAAACATGACAAATATCTATCCTATGTATACCCAGCAGCTAAAAGGTGAGGCGTTCTCTCTTCAATCCTTAAATACCTATTTCGAAAGTAACGAGGCCTATATTGGCAAAGTACGTTCCACTCGTTATCGATGGCAAGAGGTGAAAGAAGTCCCAAAAGGAGACATTCTAGCAAACCCGGCGGGAGAACCCACCATAGATAACAGCATGAAACGTATTATGGTGAACAAAGAGAGTAATACCTCGGCAGTTTGTTTCAATTACGATATTCTCAGAGACTTGCTCGATGTCGATTTCGAAAGAGACGTACAAAACTACGATCAGACTCCGGAGACTGAGCCGGGATTCCGCTTTTAACGACTGATAGTATTTTAAAATCGCATAGAACCGACTTTCTAGGATATAGCTTGGCTATTGGAGGCCATGGACAACAAGCACATCCGGGAAGCCGGTTCTATCTTTATTCATCTATTTCCCCCGGACCCCCTGAAATTAAAAAAAGAAATAAGCAAGTTTTGCGTGTTTTGAAACCCTATAAAGGATAGAAAAAGTGGTCAACAGACCAACAGACCAACAAAAGATGAAACATTTCAAAACAGATATAAGATAAATATATAATAATCAATAATATATATATTAATTAAATAGAAGTAGGCTGTTGTTTCCTGTTGGTCATCGTTTTCTTTTTGTTGGTCACTGTTGGCAATAATTCTAAATTCAGGGAAAAATGAAGCACTGTTGACGGTTGGTAGAGGTGACCAACAAGCTCTGTTTTTTGTTGGTCGCATATTTCTTGGTGTTTTATCAATTATATCATTGAAATATAGTAAATTAGCATCATATTTTATAATTCTTGTTGGTCTGTTGACGTGTTGGCCGCAAAATATAACACATACACATAGGGAAAATAGAGTAAAAAAGCCTATAAGAAGAGAGAAAATCGATATGGTGACAGTAAAGATAAGCATAAAAAAGCATTTGGAGGAGTACATGCGTGGAAAATTCAATGATTGCCGGGAAGGAGTGATAACCCTTCCGGACAAGACAGATTTGTATCATACCCTGTTTGATCTGACATCCAAGCGCCCGGCCTCCTGCCCTTTGGAGCAAGGAACGCTGGAAATAGCTTTGCCGGACAGACGATGTGGAAAAGATCCGGCTTACTACAACTATCTTAGCGAACGCTCGCAGCGAATCCTTGAGCGACGGATAGAGTTGATGTTCTGGGCCGAGCTGCACGAATGGATAGATTATAACAAGCATATGTATGGGATACAGTATATCGAAAGTATTTTTTCCTTTATGCGCAAATTCGATATCAACGGGATCAGCGAGGACGCTCTAAAAAAGAACTACTATCGCTGGAGGGACCGAACTAGGAAGCAAAAAGAGAAACGTTCGTACAATAAAAGTTAAATACGAGTGTTTTTCACTCCGACCAAGCGTATCGATTTGTCCCTTTTGGGAGGAATAAAATTCCAAGTGTATCCATTACGATCAGATATTATTGATAAACAAATAAAAACTAAGGTTATGGCAGACAATATGGGAGGCATCTCCGATGCGTGGTTCGCTTTCTCGAGGCAAATAGCGAGCGTGTCTCAAGAGGCAGACAAAGTAAAAGTTGGACTCAAGTCCGGAGACTGGATCAACCTTCACCCGGGAAGATATGGAACCTCTATCAAGGTTGAGCCACAAGAAAGTGAATCAGGCACTCTATATAATGTATCTGGTTCCTTGCAAATACCCCGTCAATATATGACCAGCGATCTATGGCAAAAATGCGAACGATTGAACCACCTCACGGCGATCTTTAAGTACAAACACTTTAGCGGGGATACATTCGTGGTCGGATCGGATCGTTTTCCCCTAAAATGCAAATTCGAGGTGTTGCACCCCAGCGATCCTAGCGGTTTCTCGGGATACAAAATCTCGTTATCCGGAAAGCAATTGGTTCCGCAACTTCAACTGATCGATTGACCGAAGTCCTTTACCATACATATATATAAGTATATCCTTGCCATCAAAAAGGAAGATATGCTTTATCTACACAACATTCTGGGGGGAGTATGGTTCGTCGAGGAAAACTTCGCGGCGAATTATTTCCCCCTTATCGCATCTTTTCTTACCAAGCCGGAAACGATGTTCGGGAAACCCCGGAACGCTTCTTCCGAACAAGAGCCGACCGAGGATAACGCCTTGCTTTTCGCCTCCCTAAAAAATGGCGCATACCAGATCAGCGAGTATGGAGGATGGTCTCCACCCGAGGACGCACCCAAAAACTCCGTAGCCATAATGAACATCAACGGGGCGATCACGAAATACGACCAAGAATGCGGTCCATCCGGAATGCTTACCAAGGCGAATCTCCTAAACCGATGCTACAACGAGAATAATATCAAGGCGATCGTCTTGAATATCGATTCCGGCGGAGGCGAGGGAATGGGATGCCGGATCATGCAGGAAGCGATTAACAGCCGAAACAAACCTGTCGTAGCTTTCTGCAATGATTTCGTAGCGTCCGCGGCCTATGGCATCGCCTCCTGTTGCGACAAGATCGTAGCGAACTCCAACGTCTGCCGGATCGGAAGCGTGGGTACCTATATGACGATCGTTGATACCAGCGAGTATTATGCCAAGATGGGAATCAAGTTGATCGATATCTATGCCTCCAAATCCACGGACAAGAACCAAGAATTTCACAAGGCTCTGCAGGGAGATACGGAACCGCTAAAAAAAGTATGCGATACGTATAACGAGAATTTCATCTCCAGCATCGCTAACGCCCGGGTAGGCGTGATCAACGAGGATCAAGGTAAATGGGCCACCGGTAAGATGTTTTTCGCTCCGGAGGCCATGGACATCGGTATGATCGATGAGATAGATACTTTCGAGAATGTTCTTAATTATTTTAATACATAGTGATTTATGAAGTGGTTGAAAGATGATTCGTACAATGCGATGAAACAAGCGGCCGACAACTGGGACAAGCTTCTGAATAAGGTACTGGGTGATAACCCGGACATGAAAGCGGAAGACGTAACAGTGGATCAGCTGCTCGATTCGATCGAGAGCACCGGTAATACCTCCGACTTACAGGAGCGATTATCGACCGCCCAAGAAGAGTTGAAAGAGAAAGACACACAGATTGAGCAACTTCAATCAGACGTGGCAGAGCTAAAGGGAACACCGGCAGGCAAAAAGCCGGAAGCAAAAGTAAAGCAAGAGCCGACCGCCGAGACCGGAGACATCAAGGATTTCGCCGATAAGTATGAGGATGATACCCTCGCTATCATGGCCGAGGCTGAGAAAACAGGATTTTTTAAACACTAAGAACAATGGCAAAACAAGGCATTTTAGATATTGAGAAACTGAATCGTTACGCGAAGGATTACGATAACGTGTTGCGTACCCTTCCCTATTTCACGTTTCAGGAGTTCGCCGCGGCCATGAAGCTCAACGTGATCGAGATCGAGAATGCTCGCCGCAAAGCCGGACACACCGGCCCATATAAAGCCGGGGCCGAGATTAAGTATCCCGATGAGATCGGTAAATTGGTAGAGATGTCCATCAAACCGGAACTTACCGTTTCTCGTTTGAAGGATAACATCTTAAATTATACGGAGAAACGTATTCTCTCCAACGCCGGGGAGAAGGTGGACCATACGGTAAAGAAACACCCCATGGAGAAATTCGTGGTGGATAATCACATCATCAGCCATTCGGAGGATATCACTTTCTCCGCTTTCTTCGCCGAAAGAAACGACAATGTGTATAGCCCGATGAGTTCTTTCACCGGATTTTTCCCTTGGATCGATCATTTCAAGACAACGAAGGATATCACCATGGCGAATCGTAACCTAGTACGTACCGGTACGTTTGGCAGTGGTGACGGTGTAGATGATTACGATCGTCTGGTCAACTTCTTACGTGCGGCACATCCTTTCTTACGCCGTAAAGCGATCCTGTATTATGCCAACGAGATCGAGTTGATCTGTAAGGAGGCTTACCGGCAAAAGACAAAAGCGTTCGCCCGCCCATCCACCGAGGAGTTTTGGAAGGCGGTCAAGGACGACGCCAAGTTCCCGGGACTGGAACCTGTCACCCATGAGGCATACGGAACAGGACAGGCCTTGATCTTAATCCGTCCCGGAATGCTGGATTTTGGCGTGAATACGAAGAAGGCGACCCGGTTCGTCCAGATCCGCGATATCTTCGAGGACCCGAACGAGGTTCAGTTCTGGCTACAAGCCGGGTACGGTACCCGCTTTCAGGATATCCATCCGAAGGTATTCCAGATTAACGAGTTCACCAATGAGGGCGTTGATTTGGCGGGCGACTACGTAACCGGTGCCGCCCTGACCGTCACGATCGAGAGCGACGAGGCCATAGAAGCCGGTGCCGCTTGGAAGGTGGGCGAGAACGGCGAGTGGATGAGAAGCGGAGCTACCCTTTTAGGCATACCTAAAGGTGAGCAAACCGTATCCTTCAAGGATATCGCCGGTTATACCAAGCCGGCAGACGTGAAAGTCACGGTAGCCGATGGAGAGGACTTCACCGCTTCCGGTACTTATACCAAATCGTAAAACCAGTAAATAAATAAAACGATGAAAGATTTCAGAAAAGTTTTGTCCGTATTGTTTCTGCTAGCGGTGCTATCCGTCCTCTTCATGGGGGCGGACGTTCCGGCGGATTATGTGATGTGCGCCTCGTTTGGCCCTGTTTTATGGCCAGCCGGAGCGGACAATATGGGGGGTTATAAAGGTCGTATCGCCTTTATTCCGGAAACCTCAGTCTCTGTCGTCCCCACGCTCCCCAAAGAGGCCAAGGCCACAGCCGATTTCGTGACGGCGACAGGAGCTTTTACCTTTTTAGAGTCGGGAGGTAAACCGACACCTATTTACGCGACACGGGCAACCGTAGGATACAAAGCGGAGTCTCAAGGCGAGACAGATTGTAAAAGTTACAAGATCAGCGGCGAGTTCTTCCACCCCGGCAAGAAAGTGGAAGCCGCCGCTTTCGCCCGGCAGATCTGCAATACGCCCGGCTATTTGATCATCGAGGACAACGAGAGCCAGCAGCTTATCGGACAGCCCGGCTATCCTTGTACGGTTACCGCCTCTTTCGACGGCGGCAAGGCGGCGGCCGACAAAAGAGGTTGGTCCTTCACTTTCGAGGCCGATAGCCCCGCCCCTATGATTATCATGGGAACGCCTATCGATATAGACGCATTATTCACCGGGGTAGCTCCTACTCCACCGGAAGGAGGTTCTTAAATGATAACATTGCAAAATTGGTTAGCGGACCGTAAGCGTAAATACGCGGACGGTCTAGCGCTTTTTCAAGCTCTAGCTCCGGAGGAGATGAGAAAGAAGTATATCGCTTTCTTTAGCGAGGTAAAGGAGGTTCCGCAGTTCGATTCCCATTTCACCGTATTGGTGAATAAGTTGACAACCGTAGCGCGCCTATCGTCGGCCCAACCCCAGATAACAATCTCCGAACGGGGTTCGATACTCTTGAAAACAGCGGTCGCAGCAACAAAGGCGATCGAGAAAACAGCGAATCAGCTAAAAAGCGATAAAGTCTTAAAAGAAATCCTCGTGAAAGAATCCGAGCTATTCAAGCTACAAGACAAGATCACCGAGCTGGAGGAAGACAATGACGATAAATCCGGAGAGATCGATCAATTGCAAGCCGAGCTGGAGGAAGCGCAGGAAGAGTTGCAAGAACTGCAAGATCAATTCGCCCTGTTACGGCCCGGAGCGAAGATCGCCACGTACTCCTCCCTTCCGGATAACATCCGTACGATCTTCGACGAGGTCCGCCAGATCACCCCCTTGTACGCCGCCTTATTCACGGAGATGCAGAACGAGGCCCTTACTCCGGAGCAACGCAAGCCGATCGCCGATCAGGTGCATGAGCTTTGGACCCGCCGTGCCAAGCTATGGGACCAGATCGACGCTTGGGCCGAAGGTAAGCAGATCCAGTTAAAAACCGAGGTTCAAAAAACCGAGGAACTCCCGGCCGATCAATTGCTGAAAGGTATGCAAATCGCCAACCGGATCGAACGACTGAGGGAGAATATCCGGCGCACGGAAACCTCTATCGCCCAACATGAGAAAAACGGGAAGCTTAACCTCCGGCAAAAAGCAGAGCAACGCTTGGCTTATTACAAACGTGAGCTGGCGGAACTGGATAACTTGAAATAAATCTTGCTTCCATAATGAAGGGGAATAGACAATCCATAAGGTATTGGCTGTTCCCCTTTATCATAACCTATTTAGAAAGAATGAACAAGGAACTAACATCATACGACAAGATAGCCACGGTACTTTTCAAAGGGCATGAAGAAGCGGCAAGCCTTCTCTCCTGCCGGGAGCTTATGCAAAAAGATCGCTGGATGTTATGTGTTTCCAAGTTATTGGAAGACCCCATGACAGCCGACAAAGACCTGATCGCTTTCCTGATGGCCGGTTGCGACGGCAGTTGTGAGCCCGTATCACAAGCCACCGCTTACCGTGATCTGGCCGCTATCCGGAGACTCGTAGGAAATGTACAGTTAGCCGGCAAGAACTGGTATCGTTACATGGTGATCGAGGCCGCCAAGGAAGGTATCCGCATCGCCCGGGAAGCCAAAGACCCCAAAGGTATCGCCGCCAACGCGGACAAGATCGGTAAATACACCCGCTCCGATAAAGAAGACGATGACATTGATCGAAGCGCTTGGGAACCACCCTGCTTTGAGCCATCCGATGATGTCACATTAATGGGAGATGATTTCAAGCCTATCCTTAATCTTGAAGAAGAAAGGAAATCATTCCGGGCATTGTTCAAGCAAGATCATGATATCGTAGATATTGAACCCATTACAGACGACTATGGCACTGATGACTGAACCTTTCACCCGTAAAGCGAAAGAGGCGCAACGCAAGTTTTTCAATAAGATGCAACGCATGGGAATGGCGATCGCCGCCCACGACGAGTATTGGGTGTGTAGCCGTGGTACCGGTAAATCCGAGGGTTTGGACGCACGCTTCATCATCCGGAATGTTTGGTCCATGCCGGGTTCTACCGGGGCTTTAATCTCTCCATCCTATGCCAAGGCTTGGGGTAATACGCTACCGGCGATTATCCACGCTCTCGCCGAATGGGGCTATATCGAGGGCATTCATTTCTTTGTTGGCCGCAAGGCACCCCTGTCCGCCAACTTCGGAAAGCCCAAGCGCCCGCCGCTTCAGACCGCATGGGGCAATTGCATTCATTTCTGGAATGGCACCGTATTGGTCGTACTCTCCTTCAGTCAAGGGATGTCGGCGAACTCCATGTCCTTAGATTGGGTAATCGGCCCGGAGGCGAAATTCCTAGACTACGATAAGATAAAATCCGAGGTTGATCCCGCCAATCGGGGGAACTTGCAAGATTTTAACCAATGCCCTTGGCATCATTCCGTTCTTTATTCCACAGATATGCCAACCTTGAAAGCCGGACGTTGGATATTGGATAAGATCAACGACATGAATCCGGTTCACATCAACTTGATCCGCAACCTATACCGGGAAATGAAATTAACGGAGCACCTTCCGGAACAAACACCATACACTAAGCGCAAATACAAAGAATTACGCCATGACTTGATGTTGGCCCGTAAGTATCAAGCGCCTGTCAAACCTATGCGGGGCAAGACTCGGGAGTATACGGTATATTATGGAGAGTATGATATCTTCGATAATATGGAAGTTGTAGGCAAGGATTACATTTGGCAAATGTACCGCAACGTCCCTTCCCTTATATGGCGTACCGCATTCATGAACGAACGCCTGTTCCGTGTCGCTAATGGCTTCTATTCGGCCTTGAACGATTACCATTTCTATACCCCCGGCGATACTCGCTACATGGGTAGCATGGGAGCGGATTGGAACCAGCTGCAACTGGCCGGATGCCTAGCCGATGGGGATCTGGATATGGACGCTCCCTTGCTAATCGGTTTCGATAGTAACTCCGCTATCAATACCGCATGTATCGGACAGGTACAAGGCCATCAATTACGTACCCTAAAGAGCTTCTTTGTCAAGACCCCCGATAAGCTGGATGAATTGGCTCGTCAGGTTTGCGAATACTACAAATACAAGCTCAAACGTGATATCATCTTCTTTTATGACCAGACCTTCACGTGGACTACCGGCAATAACTCCGAGTCCTATCAAGATACCATCATCCGGATCTTCAAGGAATATGGTTGGGATATCACCGATATCTATATCGGACAGGTAAGCCGCCACGACTGGAGACACGAGCAAATAGACCGGGCCTTAAAGCATGATCCGGCGCTCCTTTATCCTGTTTTCAATAAATACAACAACGAGTTCCTCAAACTCGCCATGGAGCAAACAGCGGTGAAAGTAGGCAAGAACGGATTTGAGAAAGACAAATCGCCGGAAGCTACAGAAGACAGCCCCGATAACCCGGATGAGTACAAGACACACATTACCGACGCATGGGACACATTGTTTGTCGGCGCGAATTTCTTTATGCCTGAACTCGCGTACGCAGAATCCGGAATCATCTTCCTTCATTAAAAATCGGTAGACGCATTTCATGCGTGATCTGTCTGAGGGAGGCAGCAGATAAGGTGAAAAATTGAACTTGCGCCCGCATTTTTTTTGTAGGGCGCTGCGGGGTGCTTTCGCACGCTTTGAGAAAAAAACGCTACTTGAGAGGTGCGCAACTATTAAGTATCAATAAATTAACATTTCAACAATGAGAAACCGTTGCGAAATATGCGGGGACAAAAAAAGAGCCCCTGTTATGGAGGCCCTAAATGCGCTGTTATGATTTGTACTTGCCGTGGCGTGAGTAAGCGTTGCCCGGAATGATACCCGGCTTCGGTAATCTCATAAAGTAACGCCTTGTTTAGATTAATCCATCTCTTTAGCTGGATCGAGGCCGAAGCGGGTGCGCTATTCGGGAAATATTGAATGCCTAGCTCCTGCAATCCGTAAGCCCTTATCTTAAAATTCTCATTGTCCATCCTTCTCTATTTATAAATTATCAAATATACTGAATACTAACCTCATAAAAAAAGGACGCACCCTCTTTTCCAAAACGATGCGCCCTTCTCCCTCAAACGATGCGTGCTTTTAGCCTAGATCTCGTCCGGACTCTCGGAGTCGTTTCCTCCTTCGCCTTTTTCCACGCTTACCTTCTCGAATCGCAATACCTTCGCTTGCGAGCGAAGCGCCTTACCCGGAGAGAAGGTGTACTTAGGACGACGAATCTTAGTGGCGTTGAAATCCTTCTCCACCTTCGTCCCCTCACTACCGAACGTGATACGGAAATTACCGAACTCACCCAGCTGCACGATCTTGCCGTCCGACATCTCCAGCTTCATCACGTAGATAAGCGAGTCCAGCACCGCTTTCACGTCTGCGCTAGATACGCAAGAACGCTCGCCAATCATGGAGCAAAGACGCTCCATATCACTAGTACCCGTAGATTTCGCCTGTGCGTAATAAAGCTTATCGCCTTCAGTCGCTCCCTTGTGCATGTCCCGTCGCTGCACTAATTTGTAAGTTGTAGCCATTGTTTGTTGATTGTTTTGAAGTGAATAATAGAAACTTGTGTCGTGATCACGGGGGTAAAGGTGGGATATGGTGATTATAGGATGTTAGGGATTACCTAGCAGTGTAAAGTTATATAAGGATATTGCGATTTTTTCTTTGCCATCCCAAAAACTTTCACCATATTTGCGACATGGCAACCAAGAATGAATTAGAAAAAAGTAAAGTAAGAAAGGAAACTACCGCTAAGTTCTTTTTTGATATGGCAAAGTTGACATTTGCGGCTTTGGTGCTAGGGGTAGCGGCCTCTTTACTAAACCGGGAGATAGAGGATGAGATACCAAGTATGGCTAATTATCTTTTTGCGATGGGATTCATCGGTACGGTTGCCTTTGCGATGATTGGATATAGAATCTTAAAATAATAAATAATATGCAGATAGCAGTTGTTTTTTTTACCGTTGTAGCTATTGTTGCCGTAGGCATATTAGCGTATACTTATACACCATCCGGAAAACGATGGATAGAGAACATGTGATAAATTCTTTTTGGAATATTCCCCAGCCGGCCCAATAAAAGCCGGCTTTTTCTTTGCCATCCAAAAACTTTCCCCCATTATATGCCCTGTCGGTATCCCCGGCGGGGCTTTTTTATGCCCGAAATGTTAAATATTTGCGATTAAAATGTTAAATATTTATTTAAACATTTGATAATCAGAATATTATATTTTACTTTGCACAATATTTAATATTTATTACCAATCATAAACAGTTTAAAAATATGGAAACAGAATTAAACACAAAGAAAAACAGACTTCATGATGAAGCTTATTGGGCACAAGTTACGGAAGAACTTGAAAGAGAGGAAGAAGAGGAAATAGAAGTTCTATTGGAGGAAATGATAAATCAGCAATAAGTACAAAAACAAAAGGCGGGGATTTTCCTCCCCGCCAATCATAAACAATTAAAAAGTTAAGGTTATGGCAACAAAGGTATTAAATTTCGAGAACAATCGAATTGCATTCGATATTAATGCAGATGAAAATGTTATGGTAAATGCAACAGAGATGGCAAAGATTTTTGAAAAAGACGTATTTGGCTTTTTGCGTCTTGACAGTACAAAAGCATACATTCAAGCCTACTGTCAGACCGCAGATCTGCGGTCTGAAAATGAATTTTCACCTGAAGGGAAACTAGTAAAAGTCGTAAATGGTGGTCGCAACAATGGTACATGGATGGAACGTAGCGTTGCCCTAAAATTTGCGGCATGGCTAAGTCCTAAGTTTGAAGTGTGGGTGTACAAAACGATTGACGAAATTCTTTTTGGTGAGTACATCCAAGTTAAAGCAAAGCTAAAGGAGGCTGCAAATCGAAAACTTAGAATAGAAAAACTAAAAAATGAACTTTCCACAGACCCGAACGCAGATAAGAGAATACAAGAGCTGTTCCAACTGGAAGAAACAGAGAAGAAAGAAACCAAAAGCCGCTTCTCCCAATTAGGAAAGCGGATCAAAGAATACAAGCAGATGATTATCAAATTTGAGGAAGAAAAGAAATAATCAGGGGAAAGTATTGCAAGTGTGGGGAGAATTCCCCATATTTGCAGTGCTCTATTTCGACCAGGCGGGTAACCGCCGAACATATTTGTATCGGCATTTTTTGTGTCCATACTATACGTATATATAATATAGCGGTTTCGTACCCCCTTGATACGGCTTAATGGCCGTAACTGCCTGGTTGGTGTAGAGCAAAGGGACAGGCGAGACCGTTTTTTGTTTTTCCTGCCCCAAACAAACAATGTTAGTTATGCTCAAACAACCGAACATTTGTTTGCCGGGGAATAATAGTACCCTACAATCAACGTCCACCCACGAAACGGGTTTCTTTTCTTGGGCTACCGCCCAAAAGGTCTACAACCTCTTACCTCTTGGTATCGCCTCCTGTAAATCCATTTACGAGGCTAAAATGTACACGGTAGCTTTATTAACTATGCTATCTCCAGTATTTGTGCCGCTGATCGGAGTGGCTTGGTTTATTTATTGCTCAGCCAAGAAAGGAGGCCGGTCATGAAAGCAAGTCCTTACATAGAACAAATACGGGTGAAATCCCCCGGTAAGAAAGAAGAGATTCTTTATTGCATTGATTGTAACGAATACCGCATGAGCGATATAACAGAAGAGCAACTTACGGATATATATAACTTGATCGGGGAGTTCCTAGGGAAAGGAGGTCAAAAATGATGAGATTGGAAGATATACGTATATCAAACCGGATGCTGGATGCGATCAGATATTGGCAGGAAAATGATAAAGGTGGGTTAGAAGAAGATGTTAAGGCCATTGATGATGCTATCACTTTCATCGCATGCGAGCATGATGCCCCGGGTGTACTTACTGAAAAAGAATCACTGTCGCTTATCGCGGCTCTAAGTTTTCTGAAAAAAAGATTATGTTTGTTTGAAGGAAAGGAGGAACCGAAATGAAACACCAAGAAGCCCTCCGCCCACTCGACATCGTAATCGACGTAAACAATCAATACAGCAAGCAAGAACAAATACGTGCCGCCATGCGGCTAGAAGAACTACTTCGCCTACTATTGCCAGAAGAATAACACATCAATCAAGCCCCGCCCGGAGAAATCCTCGCGGGGCTTTTTCATGTCCTTTTCCGAAGGTATGATTACGAGCATCTTTGTGAAAAATGTTTGGAGATGATATCACAGGTATTTAGCCCAATCGTGGAGAGGATCTTGATAAAGCTCCAGATGGTATTGAACCATTCTTGGGGCTGGATAATAAGCGGAATGATATTCTTATTGAATTTTATCTCGCCCGTGAAATACGCTTTCGCCGCTATGGGCGTGGCTATTACGGCCGACTTGCTATTCGGGATGTTCTCGGCAAAGAAGCAAGGTAAATTCTTCCTATCACAAAGCGGAAGAGATACCCCCGCCAAGGTGATCGTCTATTTCGGTTTCATGCTCGTGGTATTCGTTACGGAACGGATATTCACTCAAGATAACGCCATAATCACCAAGGCCGGATGTACCCTAGCCTGTGTGTGCGAGCTGTGGAGCATGCTGGGTAGCGCATTGATTATCTGGCCGAACATGATGTTTCCAAAGCTGCTTAAACTACAGCTCAAAGGAGAGATCGAGTCTAAGCTAGGAAAGAATATTAGTAACCAATTAGATAAGGAGGATTGTAAAAATGACAACGACACCAAGGGGAATCCGAAACAACAACCCCGGTAATATCCGGAACTCGGAGCGGAACGACTGGGCCGGAGAAGTATCGAAAGCCGATAAAAAGGACAACGCTTTCGAGGAATTCGAGGATATACCGCATGGGGTACGGGCCATGATGAAGCTCTTGCTAAAATACCAGCGATCGTATAACCTACGCTCCATAAAGGAACTGATAGAACGATGGGCACCCCGCGATGAGAATGACACGGCGGCTTACGTACGATGGGTATGCCGGGAGATGCAAATACCGGACTGTTGCCGGCTAGACCTGTCGGACAAGGGAACGATGTGCGCCCTAGTGGATGCCATGTGCTACATGGAGAACGGCGAGCGTATCCCTATGGAAGACATCGAGGCCGGCTGGGAACTGATGTGAGAGTGGTATTGTTTATGCGAACTCCCTTTTGGATAGCGAATCATGGAATATGGACTTTATAAGAGATTGTGTGTCTTGGCCGGAATGGTGGCTCTTTGCGCTAGCTGCTCCGTGCGTCGTAGCGCTTCTGATCATAGCCATTACAGAGATCAAGAGCGACAGGTATTGGAGAGCTTGGATACCTCTATGGATGTACGGCTTGCCAGTTCCAACACCGTGCGAGATCGGTGGAGAAACATCCGGATCATACGAAGGGAATTCGACCTTGAGCGGCAGCCGGACGAAAACGGCCGATACCCGGTCAAGGCGGAAACGACACTCGAAGGCGAGGAACATGAGAACGAGCGAAAAGAAGAAGCGGAAAGCCAAAAGAAAGAGGAGAACGAGAGCGTTTTCGCCCGGTCGGAAGCCAGCCATGAGGAAGAGCGGTCCGGAGATACCAAACTCAACTCCGATGTCGGCAAGAACGCCCTCGGGTGGTGGGCGCTCGGCGTAACGATGGTTCTGGCCTTGGTTATCTTTTTAAGATGGAGATATGGAAAAAAGGATAAAACAAAGTGATGTCTGGGCTGTCATGCAGCAAAAGGATGACCGGGGACGATACAAGATGTTCTCGTTCTCGTACGTGCGGTTGAATGAAAGCCGGGAGGGAAATGGCTCTCCCGGCTCGATCGAGGATTATGAGGTAGCCTACTTCAGCTCGATCCACGCCAAGGGAAGTACGGTAAACATCCGGATTCGGGGCGAACGGTTCCCCCGGAAGTTCATCCGTTGCATGATCATCCGGATTAACGGTAAAAAAATATACGCATAATGGGACGCAAGAACGTATTTCTAATGGGTGACACCGCTTTCCTCCCCGGAGCGAAAGCGGCGGTGGTCATGACCGAGGACGTAGGTTTTCTGGAGGATAAAAAATTCACGGCCACGGTCATTACCCCGGCCAAAGGATCTTCCGTCAAGAAAGAGGTCCGGTTTGTCCCGTTCGGTCACCAAGACAAGTTGCCCGTAAGGATCATGAAAAAGATCGCCGACAACACGATCGTAGGCAGCAATATCGAGTTCAAGGCGAACATGGCCTACGGCGATGGGTTGATGGTCTGCCGGAGGGTGAAGAATCCGGAGACCCAAAAGATCGAGCTGGAGGAACTTACCCCGGAAGAGGCTCCGGAGATATTCCAGTTCATATCGGATAGCAACTACTTACGGGTAATGTCTGAGCTGGCCAACGATCTGGTCGTATTCTCCGACTCTTTCGTCTATCTGGCTTTTGGCAAACGGAAAGCCGGAGAGAGACCGAAAGTAGTCCAGATCTGGCACCGGGAGATGTGCTTTTCCCGGATCAGCGAGCAAGACGAGAAGACGAAACGCATCGAGTATCATGGTTATTCCTCGCAATGGGGAGAGGAGTCATTTCCGGACGACGTGATCGTAACGAGATTGCTAGACCGCCGAAGCCCGCTTTACGATCTCAAGGTTCGTACCGGGCTCGTACCCGATCCGGAGACCGGAGAGAAAAAGGACGAGGAAGAGAATGGCTATACGTTAAGCCTCAATATGCCGGTACCGGGGCGTTTTTATTACAACCGCCCTTATTGGTGGTCCATCTTCCTCGATTGGTACGAGTTCAGTTGCGCCATCCCGAAATTCAAGAAGGCGTTGCTGAAAAACCAGATGGTCTTGAAATATCACGTCTCCATCAACATGAAATTTTGGGACAAGCTTTACGACTCGGAAGGTATCCCCAAGGATGACAAGAAGAAACGGAACGAGCGCAAGAACGCTTTCCTACAACAACTGAACGACTTCCTTTCCGGAGAGGAGAACGCCGGCAAGAGCTTCGTATCCCATTTCCGGTATGATCAGATCAATAAATACGAGGAGAACGATATCATCATCAAGCCCTTGGAATCATTTATCAAGGGCGGTGAGTATATCGAGGACTCGGAGGAAGCGACAAACGTGATCTGTAACACGATGGGCGTACATCCGTCCTTGAAAGGAGCGTCGCCCGGGAAATCGAAGAACATCAACGGTACCGAGGCCCGGGAGTTATTCATTATCGCCCAAGTGCTGTTCAAGCCGCTCCGGGACATGATGGTTCTCCCGCTATACCTAGCCCGGGAGATCAACGGATGGGGAAAAGACATCGAGTTCGTGATACCCAATATCATGCTAACGACACTCGATAAGAACACGGGATCGGAAAAGAGTATCGGTAACGAAAAAGTATAATCATGACACAGCCATTCCTACAAACGATAGATGATTTGAGGCATACCGTCAAGGTAAACGCCTCATTTAAGTTCGAGATATTGGAGCCTTATCTTCAAGACGCTTTCGATCGATATATCGTCCCCTACCTCGGGGAAGCCTTGGTCGATCGGCTATATCGAGAGCCGTTAACGGAAGATATCCTTACGATCAAGATACTTGCCAGCCGGACACTGGGACCATTGGCCGTGGCGCTAGCCAGTCCGGAGCTAGGGGTCTTGATCGGTGACAGCGGGCATACGGTAAGCCGGAACGATAAGTTCACCGTAGCCAGCGATCAAAAGATCGCCCGATCGGAAGAGAGCATGCAGGAACGGGGATGGAATAACTTGGATAAGCTACTGGAGCATCTCGGAAGCCACGAGAACGACTATCCGGAATGGAAAGAAAGCCGCTATTACAAGAACCAAGCCAACGGCCACTACCTTAATTCCGCCCGGGAGTTCCAATATTACGGTAAGGTGAATATCGATTATTCCCGGTTGACCTTCGAAAAGTTCCGTCCCCTACTCGATACACTGGAGATGAAGCTATGCCGCTGGATCGGGACCACTCTTGACAAGAGCTTAAAAGACACCTTAAGAACCGGCGTGGATGATCCGCTCCGGATCAAGCTGATTGATTATATCCGGGTATGGCTCGCCATGTACGTAGCCAAGCTCCATACCAGCCAAACCACCCGGGTACAACGTACGGCGGCCGGCCAGCTGGAGTTTAAGCCCGTGATCTATCCGCTGTATTCCGATCCCACGGACAACGGTAATTTCTACGCCGAGCAGGTAACGTCACTAGAAGCGGTAATCGAGGATTACATGAAAGTTTACGCCCCGGAACTAGGCCTCCCCGCTCCTATCAAGAACGACTTTAATTCCAAGGACAAACATATTTTCGTATTATGAGAAAAATAACGATCAAAGATATCGATTACCTCGTGCCCGGCACATGGGATGAGATGACAGCGGAACAGCTTTGCTTTCTCGCCAATATTTTGAACTCGAAAAGTACGGCCCAAGAAGCCAAGGTCAAGATGCTATTGTTTTGCCTGTCCGCGAGAATCCGGCGATATCAGAAAGCCAATGGAACCGGTTACGCCGTTTCCCTTCCCAAAGATCGTATATGGATCACGGCCGAGCAACTGGCGGCGTTGAGCACCATCTTTGATTTCTTATTCCAAGAGACAGAGAAGGGAATCGAGCTGGATATCCGCTTAACCCGTAACCCATTCCCCGTCTACAAAGGCAAAGATATCGAGTTATACGGACCGGAAGACGGCCTGACCAATATCAGCTACGGACAGTTCATCATGTTGCAAACTTGGCAACAGCGAATGAGACAGGATTTCTTCGAGGCATTGGATAACTTCCTATCCATAATCTGGAAAGACGGCTCATTCACCATACGTGAGGACGGTGATCCGGCTTGGTTCCGGAATGTAGAGCCGATCGTAAAGACAGTCATGTTCTGGTACTACCTCGGTAGCATGAATTTCATACAAGCAAAGTTCTCCCGGGTATTCTCCTCCGGAGGGAATGAAGCCCCTTTGGATATATTCGACACGCAACAACGCATCGTGGATGAGATGGCCAGCGGAGACGTGACCAAGAAAGAACAGGTAAAGCAATCCCTTTTATACGACGCTCTCTATACCCTAGAAGTAGCGATCGAAAAAGAGGAGAAAAAGAAACAAGATATGTAGTAATAGGTGTTTTTCATGGTATTAGATTTTTAGATTAGTAATGGACAGCCGCTTTGCCTGTGAAGGTGGAGCGGTTTTGTTATTATCTCCAATCCAGATACTATGATAATAAAAATATTACCAAACGTTTGCCATTGATAATATTTTTATTATCTTTGTGATGTCATTAAGACAAGAGCTCTATGCATAGTGACGATGGGCTAAAAGCCCGGATAGAAGAGGCAGAAAAAGATCTCCTTTTTTATCTCCGCAAGTATCATGAACTGACTTCGAGAAGCAAATTCATGAAAGCGGTGGTTGATAAAGAGATCAAGAGACTTGAGAAAGAACTTAAGGAACTTGGAAAGTATTATTGACCAGAAAGGTTCTCCCCCTCCAGGCCAGAGGGGGAGTTTCCCTTTCATGTGTAACTCAAAAAACAGAATAATATGGATAAAGTAAAGCGTTTTTTTGAACTAAAGGAACTTTGGAAAAAGTCCCCGGAGAATGACCGCCCTACCATAGACCGACAGATTACCGATTTGTTGGATAGCATGGATGAAAAGGAAACCGAACTGCTTACCGCAGGTGTGCAAAATGACTTTGAAAACATCCATAAAGAGATCGCGGACATCAAGGAGCAGCTAACTATTCGTGAGCGACTGAGTCCCGTTTTACCATACCTGTCCGTCTCTAATCTAGCCAAAGATTATTTCGGGAAATCATCCTCTTGGTTCTACCAACGATTAAACGGGAATAGCGTACACGGTAAAATTTGCAAATTCACACAGGAAGAACTGGCTATTCTGGATATGGCGCTGAAAGACATCAGCCGCCGGATTACTAAATTGAACTTGGTATGATACTTACGAAAACAATATAACGCGATCGGATATGTCGGACAAGTATAAAAACAGTGATATAAGTATGAATGCGGAAGAAAAATTAAATATTTTAATAGCAGAGTACCATTCATTAAAAACAGAGGTAGAGAAAAAAGGCTTTGATGAAAAAATGCAACATACTTTATCAGAGATGTCTTCTGAAGAAAGAAGCAGAAATTATTTAAGGCTCTTTCTTTGTTTATTCAAAAAATATTATCACATTTACATGCCCAATAAAAAACACTATATGAATCCCTATACAGTGTAACAGGTAAGCAATCCTGTTCCGGTTATGTTTCCGGTGGGCGCACTATATAGGGATTCGCCTTTTACCTATGCCATACAAAGTTATTCCACTATCAAAATTATTGATCAACAAGGATAATGATCGTTTTGAACCTTCTTCAAATGAAAAAGAAGCAGTAAATGTTATGCTAGCTAAAATGGGGAGCAAAATTTATAGGATTGCTCAACACATATTAGATAACGGACTATCCCCAAAACCATTTTATGTGGTTTCTTTTGGCGATAAGTTTCTAGTAAAGGAAGGAAACCGTCGAACAACAGCTATAAAGCTAATGACCCGTCCTAATTTAATTGATTCAAAACTTTTTCCTCAATTAAAAAAAGGCTTTATCAAACTAAATATCCAATTTAAAAACTCACCTATCACCAAAATACAATGTTTTGTGTTTGACAATATAACAGAAGCAGATAAATGGGTAAAATTAGAGCATACAGGAGAGCAAAAAGGTATTGGTATCGTTAACTGGAATTCTGAACAAATAAAACGTTTCGATATGAAATATGGGAAAATGCCTCCCATTGAAATTCAAGCCCTAGATTTCTTAAAAAGTTCTCCTTATACCGAAGATAGTACATTGAATCTATTATCAGGCTTAAAAGTCACAAATTTACAACGTTTACTAAGTGATCGTTTTGTAAGAGAAAAGCTTGGCCTCAGATTCGAAAACAGTAAGCTGAAATCCAATATAGAAGAATCTGAAATTGTTAAAGGATTAAGTCTCATTATTAATGACATTACAAAACCAGACTTCATAGTAGGAAAGATCTATACCTCAAAGCTACGTGCAGATTATATTAATGGCTATAAAACAAATAGTTTACCGGATTTAAATCAAAAAGTAGAGAAAGAGTGGTTACTTGTTGATCCTACCATTGAAATACCAGAAGAAAAGAATGCATTTCCTTCTAATAATACAAAAGGAAGCGATAAGAAAGGATTCTCAAACATAGAATCGATTATTAAACGTAAAACCTTAATCCCTAGATCATGTTTGATCAATATAACAAATGTAAAGGTCGCCAAACTCTATTACGAACTACAACGTTTGGATATCAACTCATTTACGATTTGTTCATCTATAGCTCTTCGTGTTTTCATCGAGTTAAGCGTGGATACATTTTTAGAAAAAAAAGGGTTACTTCCAGAAGATAAAGTATCAGCCTCAAAATCAGGAGCTACCCTTTATCAGAAAGTAAGTAAAGTCACCGATTTCATGGCCAAAAAGAAATATATTGATGACACTTTAAGCAAAGGCATCAAAACCATAACTAAAGATCAAAATAGCATTTGGGGTATAGATACGATTCAAGCCTATTTACATAATAATCAATTTTCACCCTCAACCGAAACTCTATTAACCACATGGGACAATATCCAAGAATTTATGGTAACTTTGTGGAATAATATAGAAAAAGATGATGCCTGATCGATTTTATTCTCCATTAAGATACCCCGGTGGTAAAGGCAAGGTGGCAAACTACTTTTCTAAATTATTTATCGACAATAATTTAGATGGAGGTACCTATGTAGAACCTTATGTAGGAGGAGGGTCTGTTGCCTTGTCTTTACTATTCAATGGGCTTGCAAGTCATATCATCATTAACGACAGAGATAGATCTTTATATGCTTTTTGGCACTCCGTGTTATACCAGACTGAAGATTTATGCAGATTGATAAATGACACCCCTGTCAACATTGAGCATTGGCTACGACAAAAAGAAATTCAACGACAAAAAGTAAATGTAGATCTGTTAGAGTTAGGTTTCTCCACATTTTATTTAAACCGAACAAATCGCTCAGGGATACTCAATGGTGGAATAATTGGAGGTATGGAACAAACAGGACGTTTTCTTATTGACGCTCGTTATACCAAGCCAACCCTAATCAGTAGAATACAACGTATCGCACAATATGTAAATCAAATTCAATTATATGGTATAGATGCGGTTGAACTTGTGAAACAATTAAAGATCCAACTTAACGAAAAAACATTATTTTATTTTGATCCACCCTATTACATAAAAGGTAAAGGTCTATATATGAATTACTATACAGACAACGATCACCAAGAAATAGCCAATGAAATAAGCTCTATACAAGATCAAAAATGGGTTGTTTCTTATGATTTTGTCCCTTTTATCGCAAAACTATATTCTCATTATCGGACTCGTCCCTTTGACTTAAATTATAGTGCCGCAAAAGTTGGGAAAGGAAAAGAATTAATGATTTTCTCACCCAATATTAAAATATCTAAAGATAATTTATTGGGAAATGAGAAATTCTTCAATGGATAAAATCTCACTTTCTTAAAATATTTCATCTTCTTTACAAAAAGATTAGATATCAAATATATCGAGGGCTTACAATCTACAAGTCAGCACCTCTGAAATAAAGGAAAATAGCGGAAAGATCGGTGTATTAGCCAGTGTAGTAGGTATAGGCGCTTCAACCAAAGAAGGAAGCAATGGAAATGAGGCGAACCGAATAAGGTTCAGACTACCTGTTGTCTTGCCTTATAAGAAACCTTATTGATGCCTCTTTCCTTGGAATATCATACCGTCTTTTATATACAATTCAATGTCTTGGGCTGAATCGCTGACAGTAAAACCTTTATCCCGTCCTTCGTGGGCTTTAATGGCATACTTAACACAACGTTCACGAAGACGTTCCTCTTTACGTTTGCGAAAATAATTGATTATTGATTTCATAGGAATAACATTTTCCACAAAAATACGTGGAAAGCATTGTGTTACCAAAAACTTTCCCCATCTTTACGAAAAGATTAGAAACCGAGTAGAACCGAGTGCATGCGGTGACCTTCGGAAAAGATATGCCAATTGGTTTTTTAATGGCCTGTAGAGTATGAGGATGCACCCTCAGAAATACAGGCTATTCTCTTTTGATAATGTTTACAGAAAAACAATACGAGATAGCGGATAAGATACTTGCCACGGTGAAACAAAATGCTGGTCGCTGTAATATAGACCAATTTTATAATGGCCTTCCGGACTATGATAATCACACGATGGATTATGAGTATATGAAGGAGACGCTGATGAAGCGGTATCATGCGATCGAATATATGGGAAAGGATGAATATTGGCTGATACTAACCAACGAAGGAGAAAGTATTGCTACTATTGGATTGAAAAAACATCTGCAAAAGTCAGCAGATAAAGAAGAACTGGAAGATAAAAAATTAAAACTTGACGTGGCTAACGGCTGGGTCTCCTTGTTTAAATTCGCTTGGTGGGTCTTGGCCGCTATAACAGGTGCCGTAGTAGATAGTTTAGCAGGAAACCCGATAGGAAACCTAATACGTAGATTAATCGAGTAGGTCTGATTGTGTGTATCATATTTTCTATGCGAGTGATACGACGGCTTAACGACAGCTGCTCTTGTCTGATTTTATAGATATCGTAATCTGTTGTATTCATATCGCAATTCTTTTCCACAAAGATACTTGGTTTCTTTGCCATATCAAAAACTTTTCCCTACTTGCGATCCATAATAATCAATACAAAATTAAACATGAAACACCTAATCTGTATCCTATTCGCTGCTATGATCAGCGTATGTGCCATTGCACAAGAAAAGAAAACCTATTGTGAAATCGTCGGGGATGGAAACTTCAAAGGCGACAAAGTTAAAGTAGAGATTGTTTTCGGCGATAATGTAGACAACGCCATCAAGTCCCAAACTGATCAAGTTAAAGCCGCCAAGTTCAATTCTATGGTTGATGCTCTCAATTTTATGGCAAAACAAGGCTGGGAGTTAGAACAAACCTATGCGATCCCTGAGACATCAGGAATGAATAGAGGCTGTATCTTCCATTATGTCCTTAGTCTCAAGATTTCGGAATAATAGTCTTCAAATAAGGGGATTCCTCCTTATTTAAAGACTATTTAATAAATGAATCAAGAATAGAAAAATCAGCAAAAGCTATTGCCATCTCAAAAACTTTCACCATATTTGCAATGCGAAACATCAGTAGGGTGTATCCTACTTCGCTGAGCGCGGTTAATGCTCACATTTTTGTAGGGCTTTTTTTATGCCCTAAAGTAATATAAAGGCGGTTGCCTCTTTTCCTTTGTAGGTTTAGCTCTTCGGAGTGGATACTACTGATGTTTCGCAGCATAGGGAAATGGCAGCCGCTCTTGCTTTATAGATATCTGCCTACAATGCGAAACATCAGTAGTTATGAAAACAAATTCATTAACCGTATCATCTTCCCGGAGCCGGGAACATGATCTCTTTTCTTGGACAACCGTCCAAAAGTTCTACAACCTGTTGCCTCTTGGTATCACCCCCTGTAAGTCCATTTACGAGGCTAAAATGTACACGGTAGCTTTATTGGCTATGCTGTCTCCAGTGTTCTTACCACTGGCCATCGTAGCTTGGTTCGTTTATAACTCAGCGAAGAAAGGAGGCCAAAATGATTAGACTGGAAGATATATGTATATCAAACCGGATGCTGGATGCAATCAGATATTGGCAGGAAAATGATAAAGGTGGGTTAGAAGAAGATGTTAAGGCCATTGATGATGCTATCACTTTCATCGCATGCGAGCATGATGCCCCGGGTGTACTTACTGAAAAAGAATCACTGTCGCTTATCGCGGCTCTAAGTTTTCTGAAAAAAAGATTATGTTTGTTTGAAGGAAAGGAGGAACCGAAATGAAACTCCAAGAAGCCCTGCGCCTACTCGACATCGTAACCGATGTAAACGGACAATATAGTAAAGAAGAACGAATGCGTGCCGCCATGAGATTGGAGGAGCTGTTACGCTTGCTTCTTCCAAAAGAATGATTATATTTGCAGTATGCTGACATTTGTAGCTATATTAGGTTTTGTTATGCTGATCGGTGCGGCTCTGAATGAAGTGCGTCACAGCAAAAACCATATAAGCAAGGTTATAGCTGGTGTGTTGATTGTTTTGCTATTATTTATTTTGCTTTTTTAAATAGAAACTGATAATATTCAGCAGATAAAAATTGTTGTATATATGAATAATGTTCTTCAAAACATGGATAATACGAACATATATTTTAACTCTTTGAAAAGAGCGGATTGGCTGAGACAAATCGCTACTATCAGGAATGAATATAAAAAAGAAAATTATCAAAAACAAATAACTTTTGTTTTTAAGGATACATTGTCTCCTGAATTATTTCAGCCTATTCATGTTGTTACAATTGCATGTTTGATTGAATTTTTAGTAAATGTAGAAGAACATACTATACGGATATCAAATGAATCTATAGAGAAGCTGTTTTTTGAAGATCTTAAATTTAGAGAGTATTGGAATTACAGTAAAGATCATGTGGATTCTGAAAGTGATAATATATTTAATTTATGGCGTATAGTTGAGAATCAAAAAGACGCATATGCAATAGAGGTAGAACAATATTTTAAAAAGAATTTCTTTAGAGGTAAAGACTTAAGTATAATTTCGCTTAGCATAGTAGAAGCATTTTATAATGTTTTTGATCATGCTGATGCAAATGGTAATGCTTTTTCATTTATTAAATATGAAGGACAGGATGAAGTCTTGCGTGTAGCTATTTGTGATTTCGGGAAAGGTATATCAAAATCTGTCAGAAATTTTGATTCCACTATAATATCAGATAGCGATGCTTTGAAAAAGTCTATAGAGGTTGATTTTACAGTTGGATCTAAGGTTCATAATAAAGGAAAAGGCCTAGATAATATATTATCGTGCGCTGATGCAGTAAGAATAATTTGCAATACAGCTCGTTTATTAAAGAAGCATGAAGTTAAAATTGACAATATTGATTTTGATTTTAATGGGACGTTGATATATTTCGAATTATATTTAGGAAATTTGGAAGAAGAAGAAATTTTAGACGAGTTTGATTTTTAACTAAATAAAAAGAGGATACTATGTGTACAATTAAACTTTATGACGTGATGGAAGGAAAGGATTTTCCTATGGCAGGAAGTAGTCTCTATGATATAATCAGAGAGAATATGAATTCTTCGGACAAGATTACCATCGATATGGAAGGTGTGTCTTCTTTGCCTTCTATGTTTTTAAATGTTTCAATTGGTAAGTTTATAGATGAATTTGGTTTTGAGACACTTAAGAAGAAGATTTCATTTACAAAGATAACAAAATTGCAAGCTGAACGCTTGACTGATTATATCAGTAGGTATAAAAGGTGATTAGTAGTTTTCATATGTCCTTTAAAAGCTCCCTTCGGGGGGCTTTTTTTGTGTCTATAAATTGGATGTTATGGACATATACAATCACTTTGAGTATTCGGAATGGATCGCTAGGCATCTAGCCGCTATCGGTCATACGGACGGGGAATGTCATTTCCTCCGTAGTGACGAGGTAGAGGAAATCTCCGATCTGGAAGAACGTATCTCCTCTATCCGGGATCATGTATTAGTCGCCATCGACGGGCTTAACTCGGATTTTTCTTGGCTTAGCAATGACAACCTCGTAAATATCCCACAATATTTTATCGCCCTATTAAAGCAATGCGAGGCCGGGAATATCGACGGGATTCACTTTGCGAAAGCGGAATGCAAGGATCTTCTCATGCAGATCGTCTGCCGGATGATGCTCGACTGGAACGAGGAACGTAACGGGCTTCAGTTCCTAGAGCTAAATAGCATGACCTTTCGGGGCATAGGTCCCATGGGAGATAATTTCTATGGGGTGATGTTAGGCTTCAACCTAAGAAAGCCTATCCCCTTCTCTATCGACAAATCAATGTGGGTATGATATGGGAGTCATGAAAAGATTGAGCGAGCAGATGCGCACGCCTAAACGCAAGAACTCCCTAATCGGAGCGAGGGAAGGATTACCCTTCGAGATCTCGCTAGAGTCAACCAGCCGGATCGCCCGGTATGAACGTAGGCAGGATAAGGAGAAATTGAGACAATTCAATTCTGAGGTAAAGGAATGGATGGGCTACGTGATCCAAGACTTGAAAGGGAATATCGCCTTACTTGTCCAGAAAGATGAGTTCCTATCGGACTCCCTAGAACCCAGAATTTACAAAAGTAAAGGAGAGACCGAACGAGTGGGATTCAGTTTCGCCCGTGAAGGTATCTATATCCATAAGGGAGCCGGACGGGGCCAAGGTGGTTTCCGGGGCGGCTCTAAATGGACGGACAAATACGGGAAGCTGAAAAAGACCAACCCGGATTCTTTCTACCTGATGGGAACCGGCAACCGCCAACCGATCCGTTGGTTCGATCCCATCATCGAAAAGAATCTTCCCAAACTGGCAGACATCGTAGCGGACTACGCCGCCGATATGCAAATCGACGCATCACGAATTTTCATAGATAAAGATTAGGATATGGCAGGAGATTTAAACAGGAGCATCAAGATATACTTGGATAACTCCGACGCAATGACTAGCGCATCGGAGTTAGAGACGAAAATCGGGGAACTGGAGAAAAAGCTACTTGATCTCCGGACGGCCGGAGAAGGTAACAGCAAGGCAGCTAAGAAAATAGAACGTGAGTTGACCGCCCAAACCCAGAAGATGCAAAAGTATAAGCAAGAGGTCGCTGATACGGAAAGAGTATTGAAGAACTTGAGTGGAGCCACTTATAAGGAATTGCTAGACGTAAAGGGAAAGATAAGCTCTGAATTAAAGAAAACCACACGTAACACCACCGAATATAACTCAAAACTAGAGATGTTAAAACGGGTTTCCAAAGAAACGGCTTTGGTACAAAAGGAGATGCGTGTGGAAATCGGTTGTCAAGCCTCTAGTTGGGGACGAGCGGCAGATTGGCTAAACAAATATATGGGTATAATCGGATCGGGAGTAGCGGCGATCACCGGTATCACCATGGCTTTCTCTAAGTTCCGGGATGAACGAGATAAACTTGAATCATCTTCCGCTAACCTAAAAGCCTTAACCGGACTGGATGATGAGAACGTAGCAAAACTAGAAAACGCCGCTAAACGTTTATCTACCACCGTCACAAAAGAAGGCGTACGGATCAAGCAAAGCGCCGTAGAGATTGATGACTCCTTCGCTATTATCGGTAGTCAGCGTCCAGAGCTTTTGAAAAACGCAGAGGCCCTTGAGAAAGTCACGCAAGATGCCATTTATCTTTCCATAGCGGGAAAAGATAAACTAGAGCCGGCGGCTAAAGCCCTTACCACGGTCATGAACCAAATGAACCTTGGCGCAGATCAAAGCCGACGTATCATAAATGCCATCGCCGCCGGGAGCCAAGCGGGAGCCGCAAATATCCAATATATCACCGATGCTTTTGAGAAATCCGGTACCACAGCTAATCTAATGAATCTGCAATTAGAACAACACATTGGATTAATTGAAGCTGTAGCCCCAAAATACTCGGAGGCGGCCGTTGCCGGTAATAGCCTTGACAAGGTTCTCTTGAGAATGAAGGAAAAGAATATCGGTTACAAAAATGGCGTGTTTGATCTCTCTTTGGCAATCAACGAGATCGCCGTTCGATTCAAGAAAGGAGAATCAGCAGCCAAGCTATTCGGTGAAGAACATGCAAAAATGGCTGAGATCTTGGTAATGAACAAAGCCGATATCGAACGGTACACGACAGCCGTTACCGATACCAACAAAGCTGTTGAACAAGCACAAACCAACTCTGATACGAACGAGGCCAAGCGTGCCCAAGCAAGAAACAAGATGAACTTGTTAGCAATGGACTTGATGGAAAAACTCAACCCTGCTATTATCGGAGCCATGAACCAAACGGTTCATTGGACTGGAAAACTTGTAGCATTGGCTACGTGGATAAGTGAAAACACAACAGAAATATTGGCAATTATTACTGGACTTACAGCTTATACCATTGCTGTAAAATCATCAATCATCGCAGATCAGCTGAAAGTGATATGGAATGAAAAGATTATAACCTCGATGAAGAGTTTATATGCTACCATGCTTAAGAATCCATATGCGTTAATGGGAGCTGTTGTATTAACTTGGTTACTTTACATGAAAAAAGCTAATCAGGAATTAACGAAAATGGATGCGATACAACGTCGTTTAAACAAGGTTGAGTCAGATGCTGCACAAAATATAACACAACAAAAAACAGAGTTGGAACAATTCCTTCGTTTGGCTCGAGATGAATCTGAAACGAAAGAGCGCCGTTTGTCTGCTATTAAAAAGCTTAATGAGATATCTCCTGAATATTTAGGAAATTTGACCTTGGAAGAGATTGGCACAGATAAAGCAACAACGGCGATTAATAAATATATAGATAGTATATATGAAATGGCTAAAGCTCAGGCAGCTAAAGAACAACTTATCGAGATAGAAAAAGAGAAAATCAGATTAGATACAGACCCGGAGGCTTTTCAAGAGCAGATACCATGGTTAGAACAAATGGAAGTAGGTCTCTTTGGTTTATTCAGTAAGGATAAGGCAGATAAAATGTTGGCTGATATGGTAGCTCGTGGCAGAATAAGGCGTGATAAAACAAAAACATCTTTGGAAGAACAGGCTGAAGCATTGAGAAAGATTATCGCAAGTAATAGTAAGACTGTTAATGAGATATTATCAGGAAATAATTCGACTACCGGAGGAAGTAGTAATAGAACACTGGAAGATACAGAGTTTAAATCGGCTATGGATTTGAAATTGAAAGAAATGGAAACCGCACATGCTTCAGAACTGGCCTTATTGAAAAAGCAAAAGTCGGAGAATGAGCAAACAGAACAGTTTTATAATCTCTCCGTGATTAGCTCTGATGTTGTATATTATCAAAAACGCATTGATAAATTGCAAGAGTTTTTAAAGAAAGCCGGAAGCGATAAGATCAAAGCGGAAATCAATAAGCAGATAGTGGAAGCTCAAACAAAACTATTAGATATTGAAACAAAGCGGGAAAATGAAGTAATCTCGGCACTTCAAGACAACCGGAACAAGCGTCTTAAGATTGAAGAACAATGTTATATAACTCAAAAAACAGAGTTAGAGAAGGCAGTGGCCAAACAAGCTATAACGGAGGAGCAATCGAAGGCTCTTCTCCTTTCCATTGAGACCCATTATGCGGATAAGCGGCTGACGATTCAAAAAGATTATCAGAATGATGTTTTCTCGCTCGAGATAAAGAATGGATCGACTAAGGCAAAAGCCATCGAAGAAGCCAACAATACTGTATTGGATGCAGACCTAAAAGCAGCTCAAGCACGTGCGTCCCAACAAAAAGCATTACAAAACCTATTGAAAGACTTTAAGGGACAATTTAATTTAACCACTGTAGGAGAAGAGACCGAGTTGCAAATAAAAGTCTTAGATTCCGTTTATAAGGCGAAGAAGGAAATGGCTAAAAAAGATGGACTGGATATGACCGAGCTAGATGCCGCTTATGAAAGAGCCAAGACAAACATCGTGAGGCAGGAGGAAGACAAACGTTACCAAATACGTTCACAATATGGGCTAGTGTCCATGAAAGAACAGTATGAGAAAGATATGAAAACGCTCAAGGAGCAATACCGACAAGGTTTACTTAATGAGAAAGAATATCAACAAGCGAAACTAAAGATCAAGACCGATTACCTAAAAAAGAGTGTTGACACATATTCCAATATGTTCTCAGGAACAATATCTGCTTTGCAAGAGGCTGAGATCGCAAATATAGATGCCAAATATGATCTTGAGATACAAAGAGCCGGTGATAATGCAGATGAAGTCACTCGTTTGGAGAAGGAGAAAGAGACGAAAAAACTAGAGATACAAAAGAAATACGCAGATGTACAATTCGCCATCAAGGTATCCGAGATTATAGCGAACACCGCTGTGGCCATCATGCAGGCATTTGCCCAATTAGGACCAATCGGAGGCGCTATAGCGGCGGCTATGCTCACCGTTACCGGGGCGGCACAAATAGCGATAGCTAATGCGGAAAGAAAAAAGATCAAGAATATGACTTCTGGAGGAAATTCTTCCTCCGGTTCCTCTTCCGGAGCTCGTGTGGCATCTACATCAGGATACTACAACGGAGGATTCACCGGCAACGGTGGTATACTTGAAGTGGCTGGTCCCGTACATCGAGAAGAATACGTTACACCGGCATGGCAATTACAAGATCCGGTTTCCATGAACCATATCCTAGCCTTGGATGCCATCCGAAGACAAAGAACAAGCACAAATCCTCTTCCCGTCAACGGATTCGCCAACGGTGGATACAATGGACGCTCGGATGAAGAAAATGTAATGGTTTCAAGTAATAATCCGGAATTACTCAAAGTACTCACACAGCTACTTATGCTATTTTCCGAACTAAGAGCAAAAGGCATGAGGGCCTATATCGTTTACAGCGATATCGAGGCCGCTCAAAAGACTCTGAATAAATCCAAAAAGATAGGAGGCAAATAA